CGTATTGCTAAGGGTGTTGCTCGTCGTCGAGGTCGTCAGGTAACGGTCGCCCGGGATGAGGGTCTGCCAGCTGGAATCCCAGTTCGTGCCAGAGTTCTTGGTCAGGACTTGGCCGACAGTGCCCGAGGTGGGCTGTCCTGCTGCGATAACCGCGTAGGTTGCGCTGGCGGTTGCGCTGGTCAGGTAAGCCGACAGGTCGATGGTCAGATTGCCCGAGGTAACCGACAGGGGCGACGAGACGCTCGTGATGAAGTCAGCAGGGACGCCAGTGAAGGCGGTCGTCTGAATCGTGCCGTTCGGGAAGACGATGCCCTGGGATGGCTGGATGGTGAACTGACCGTGGCCCGACTGGTTAAGGGTCAGGAAGGTGGCGCCAAGGTTGGCCACGCTAGTTCCAGAGCCGGGGACATTGACGCCCGCAAAGGTCGGGGTGTTGAGCGTGCCGAGCGCAAGGTTGGAGCGTGCCGAGTCGAAGTTGGTCAGGTCGCTAAGGTTATTGGCTTTGCTTAGATAGGCCGAGAGATTGACCGTGACCCAGTCGGTTTCGTAGGAGACGTTGGAGGTCTTCTGGAGGAACTGGCCTGAGCTGCCGCCAGCGGGTACGCCGACGCCAGGGGCTCCGGGGGCTCCAGTTGCGCCAGTCGCGCCGGCGGGGCCGGCGGGGCCGGTCGCTCCAGGGGTGGCGACGGTACCCGAAAGGGTGCCCGCGATCAGGGAGTTGAATGTGCCGTTGATGGTCGCCATGTTATGCTTGAGTGATGGTCTCCTGGATCTGGACGCGGAAGATGGTCGAGTGAGTCACTGGGCCTCCAGGGAAGGTGAAGCGGATGTCCCAGCTCGCGAGGCCTAGGCCCCAGCCGGACGTGTCGCCGATGTAGGTGGCCGTGAAGGACAGGCCGTTGCCGGCCAAGACGACGGTCAGGTCGTGCGCCTTGCCGGAGCGGTCAAGGAGGGTCGAGGTAACGGTCGTGCCGATCAGATTGGCGGGCTCGCCGGCGCCAGGTACCCATGTCCAGATGCTGGAAAAACTGTCTCCTCGGGAGAATACGGCGGTGTTAGAGCAGCTCATCGGGTCTTCTTAACCCTGCGGAGATTGGCAAGGGGAGGGTCAGGTGACCGCGGTAAGGTTTCCGACCGAGGCAATGATGCCGAAGGTAAAGGGAATGGGCTGGCCGGATTGGGCGCTTGGGTCGAGCTGCGCCGTCGAAGCAATCGTGAGGCCAGTGCCCGAGGTCGTGACGGTCTGGCCTAGCATCTGAGCAAAGTCGCCGTCATCCATGTATGTCAGGCCGAAGACCAACTGCGTCGTAAAGGGAGGCACCGAAGGGTCTGGATAGTCGCCGACGTACATGAAGTGATAGGCCTGCGCCATATAACTTGCCGGGTCGTAGATGCCCGTCGCCCTGCCGAAAGGGTAGAAGAACATCGAGCCTTCCGTGGACGTCCACCAATAGGAATAGCCAGTGCCCCCTGGCTCCAGCGGGTAGACCCGATTCATGGAGTCGGGAGAGATGATCGGGATGGCCGCCGCGTACCCGATAGGCTCAAGGTGGTCTGCCCACGTCCTGACCTGAAGCGCTGCCATTAGATCCGGGCGTAGAAGTAACGGGCCGTAGCTGAACCTAGTTTGATTCGATTAGCCCAGAGCGAGCCGGTGACGTTCTGGTTGACGGTGAAGGTCGTCGGGGTTGAGATGTCGTCGACGGTAATCGTGCCGATTACAAGGAAGCCCCAGACGTTGTCGTCAGGCGTGACCGGGAAGGTATTGCCGCCGATGATCACCGGGTACTGATTGCTCCCGACCGTAGGGTCAGGGTAAGCGTAAGGGCTCGCAAGGTCAGGGCCGGCTCGGAGGGTGATGTAAGAGGTCTTCGTTACGGCGTCGTAGTTTGATGAAACCAGCTCTGCCGTGGGAGGGTCAGCGACCCCTGCCGTCGTGCGGTCAAGTTTGACCTCGGTGCTGGTGACGTAGTCGTCAATCTTTGGCACGAGGTTATTGAAGGTGCCCGACACTACCTGATAAATGACGCTAGTAGAACCGCCCGAAGTCCTCAGGGCTACGTTGACAATCTTAAACGGGTGCCCAACGGGTTCGGCAGGATAGCTCGCCCAAGGAGACCACGGCGTCTCAATAGTCAGGTTTGTGCCTAGGCTCGACGACCTAAAAGTATACCCGGGGCCAGGTTGGATGCTCATCTCTTACGCGGTGCGGTAAACATTGGGGGGCCAACCTTCACGAGAATAGCGGACTTCATACATCACCTTAAAGATAGTGCCATACTCTTCGACGTTGACCTGAGAAAGAAGATTCACCGGGCCATATTTGCCGGTACCAGTATCGCCCCACCCTGGCACAAGCGTGTATGGCCCCCACTGGCCCGTCGTATTAGAAAAGCCTAGGTAGTCGACGATGATTCGCGCCGACTGTTGATTGATAACATAGATTACCCCGGTGTAAGTGGTAGTCGTCGCCAAGTACTGAGTCTTCCCGTATAGTTCTGGGACTTCAGGATCTACGAAGCCGATGAAACGTCCGCCCATCCCAGTCTCAAAACAAGCCCCGTTAAATCCTTGAGATGAAGGCACGGTGACCGGCTTCATCGTCGTCTGGTTGATGACATTAACCGGGGGCCCGAGGGTTGAGTCGTCGTAAGCCCCGCCAAAATTAGAAGGTAGGCCAGCTAATGCTCCGCCAGAAAAGCCTGTTTCAGGCGAAAAGAAATTGGGGTGGGTCGTGATGTTCTCAGCAGTAAGTCCATTAGCGGCGGAGGTGTTGGCGTTGCTGAATGCTCCGCTATTGATGGTTGGGTCGAGCCCGACGTAGTCGACCTTGACCGTCTTATACTGAAGGTTGTCGTAGCTGATGCTAGACTTGTGGGCCTTGAGGTAAGTCAGGCCTCCGAAATCGAGCTGCTCGCCGCGCTGCGTCACGGGCACGGCCGTCGACCAGTCGCATTTATACGTCGCCGTGGCCGTGACTAGGCCGAAGCCGTCCGACATGATGGTGATCCCCGGCTGAATCATTTCAGCCCCAAGTGCATTTCCTGTATTTACGATTGCCATGGTAGATTACACGGCCCCCATCTTCTGGAGGGTGAGCGGGACGGCTTCCGTAAACGGAGAGGGCACCATGCCGCCGCGGTTGATAAGGCTCTGCTCCTGGAGGATGATCTTAATCTCCTCGAGGATCTCGTTCTGGCGGGTCATCTTTTCCATGACCGGGTTGGCGCCGACGCCGATCACGCTGCCGAAACCTTCGGGGCCTTTGAATGCGACGTTCTTTTCTTTGTCATTTTTTTCTAGAAGGACTCCGGCTTCTGGGTTCTTCTTAGCGTCTTCTGCAATTATTTTTTGGACTTTGTCCTGAATGTCTTTTTTGTCAGCAAGTCTACCCGCGCCAAGTTGATTATAAGTCATATCATCTACGACCTCATTTCTGCGCGGGTCGTTCATCAAGAACTCTCTTGTTACTTCGACACGAGCTGTTTCGGCTTCCTCTACCTTTTCTTTTCCCTTCCTTTCTCTCTCTAGTTTTTTGGAATAGTATCTGTCCTCGGCCGACATTAATTCGTTCGTGTCATTGATTGCTGCCTGATGAGCGTCTGCACGTTTTTTTTCATTATCAGCAATCATTTTGCCGATTATAGCGATAGCCCCAGTAAGAAGAGCCATTGGCCCTAGAAATGAAAGGAAGATGTCCTTAAATGAGGTACTGAACTTTTTACCGATGTCTTCTACCTGCTTGGAGAAGGATACGGTCGCCGACTTAGCCTTGTCCATCGCCTGGGGGACGTCGGAGGTCGTCTTGATGTTTACGGTAAGGTCTTGGGCCATGGTCTCTTTACCCTGCTGGATTGGCAACGGGGGCTTCGCCTTCGCCGGCCTTCAGCTGCTCTTCGATATAGGCCTCCTCCTCGGGCGACATGATCGCCACGTCGACACCCTTGCGCATGGCGAAGGCCGCGTTCAGCCAGATGGCTTGGCACTCCGGCATCTCCCATGCCCGCTTCTCCTCGATGCCATTTGCGACTAGGTTAGCGACGATGCTCATCGGCCATGGAAGGCCCTTGCTCCCGCCGCTCTTCTTGCTGTCCTGCTCCCAGAACTTGGGCCAGTCATGAACAAGGATATAATCTGAAAAGGATTGGAGCAGAATCCCGAACCTGTCTTCGTTATTTGCTAGGTAAACAAGTCGAACTTTGTCTGCTAAATTAACGCCGCCTAGCGGTTCCTCGGCGCACACTTGGCATGCGAAGAGCAAGTCCGCAGGGGTTACTCCGCGTTCGCCGGTTACCAGCGGGGAGTCGAACGCATGCAAGCGCACGCGGTACTTGAGGCACCAGGGGTAAAGGCGTCTACCCAGCAAAGTGAACGGAGCCGGGTCTACCTGAGAATTAAGGAAGCGACGATCCACTCCCTTGAGATTACTCCCCTTTCGGGGGTGTCAATTAGTAGGTGATCTCCTCGAAGGACTCGGCGGTGATAGACACCGAAACGAAACCTTTTGAGCTGCCGCGGTCGTCGACCTTTGTCACGACCCCGGAGAAAGCGGTCGAAGCGGAGCCGCCAGGGTAGGCCGAAGTCGTCTTCGCCGTGAAGCTGATATTCGTGCCCAGGGCAGGAATCGAACTGGCCTTGGCCACGCCCTCGACCGTGAGCTCGGAGCGTCGGTCGTCATATCGGGCCGTGATGGTCAGGCCGCTTTCGTTAACGACCGTGCCGGTGTTATTGAAGCCGGAGGTGACCGAGTAGCTTTGCACGAAAAGCGAGGCCTGCTGGCCGGCTCCGATACCATACAAGCACACAATGCCTTTGTTTACTTCGCTCATCTTACTCCTGCCCTAATTGGCAACCTACTCGGGGTCGAGACAGGTGAGGATGTCGAACGAGAAAGAGGTCGCCCATGAACGCTCGTCGATGCCCTCGTCTTCAGACCGATAGGTGACGTCATAACAGAGCGCGTCGCCGGTCACCGCGAAGGCGTCTTGGATCAGGCCGACGCTCCGCATGCAGTCTGACAGAGCAGCGCATCGGGCACGGTGAACGGCCAGCGTCGTATCGTCGGCGTTCGAGAAGAGGGTGATGCGGACGGAGCAATCGAAGTTGCCGAGGCCCTCCTGAAGGTCGCCAGGGGCCCGGGCAGAGTCGCAGAGAACGACGGCCTTGGGCAGGGTCTGGGTCGCGGCGCTGTCACCCGTGAGGATGGCGACGCCGGCGAGCCCAGCCTGGGCGGTGAGGTAGGTCGCGAGCGTGCCCTCGACGATGTGGCGGATGGATTTGGTGAAGGCCATGTTATTTGCGGTTAAATTTGTCGACGGGTTTCTTCATTCGGTAACGGATCATGGCGGGCATCTGCTTCACGCGGTTGCCGTAGACGAGGCCGAGGACTCCCGCGTCGTCGGCGATGCCGTTGATGTTGCCTAGGGTGTTCGTCACGGAGACTTCAGCGATCTTGTCGGTGAAGGTAGAGATGTTTGTACCAGGTACGCCAGAATGCGAGGTAATCCATGAGGCCTTCCGCAGCTCGGCACCGGGCTCGCCTTGCTGGCCGTTCATGTCCTTAGGGCGAGCGAGACTGGCAAGCGCCTTAGCCCAACCTGACTTGACCGCCCCGACCATGGCCTGACGGCGCTCAATGTATTCTTGCAACTCGGACTTGTCCTGCACGAGCAGCTTCGCGGTGACCGGGCGGCGACCTTGCTTGATGCGCCCGCCGAACTTGCCTTTGACCTGGTCATGAATCGTCCGCAGATCGCGGGCGAAACCTTGCGTGCCGTACTCGCTCTTGATGGGGTTGGCTCGGTTCAAGAAGTTCTTGGCCTTGGAGAAGGCCCGCTGCTTGTCGGCGTCGTTAGCAATCTTCGAGAGGATGCTGCGCTGGCCGAGCATGCCGGAGAGCCTTCCCCCTTCGGTCAGTCGCGAGAAGGTGCCGAAGTCGCCGGCCTTGACCGCGAAGGCCATTTGATTGACGAGGTTTCCAGCTACGCCCTTCGCCGAGGAGTCGTTAGCGGCCACGAAAATCTTGGAGATGTCGCCGGCTACGGCGCCGAGGCCCGCTTTCTTGGCTCCAGGGGTAAGGCCCCCGCCCCCGCCCTTGACCAGCGGAGGGGTAAACTTGGCCGCGTCCTGACAGGCGAGCATGCCCTGCTCGAGCACGGCGTCGCGCATGGTGATTCGGGTCTGCGCCGCGAACTGACGACAGGCCTCCACGAACTGAGCCAGGGACTTCGGCTCGATGGAGACCTTGGAAGGCATTACTGGTTGTCGTCGATAACGACGAGGGTCACCCACGCCGAGGCGGGCTTGTAGGTCTGGGTCGTGATGCGGACGGTCTTCCCGCCGGCCACGATCTTCTTGCCCTGAGCGAGCGAGGGGATGGGGGAGCCTGACACGATGATGGCCGTGGATGCCCCAATAGACCCGTCTGGGAGGCTCCAGGAGGCCGTTGCGGCGGGGAGGCGGACGTTGTACTGGGTACGCTCCATATAGCCCCCAGCCTCGAGCACTGTCTGCACGGCGGGGTCGGAGATAAGGCACTTGAATGTAATCGCCCCAGAGTTGGCCGAACCGGCTACGCCGAAGTCTGCGATCATCTCCTTCGCGTCAGGCAGGAACTCAGAGTATAAACTCATAACCCTGCGGCCATTGGCAAACAGGCACAAAAAAGGGGCCCCTTGCGGAGCCCCCGTTTTCGATGTCAGGCCGCTTAGGCAGCGGTGACGTAACGGACAGCCGAGGTGCCGCGGCCCTTGTTCGCGCCGATGAGGATCTGAGCGATGCAACGGATGTTGCCCGTTTCAGCCTGACCGACGAGAACCTGGACGGAGAGACCCGACTCAGCCGTGGCGACGCTGGCGT